TATCAATGCTATCTATATCAGAAAAAATATTATTAAATTTCTCTTGTATATTTCTTCCAATAGTAACTAAATCAACCTTTGTTGCATTCGTTTTTGCAATTGGAGTATAACAATTAGTTTGAATAAAATCTTGAATAACATTTAATATATTCGATTTCTTCAAAGGTGTTTCATATGTTAGTTTATATTTGTCAGCAATATCGATTAATTTTTGTAATTTTTGTTTTTTTAAAAAGGGTTCTTTAAGTTCTGAAGTCGGTTGTAAATAATTGTGCAATTTTGAATGTTTTAGACAGTAACACTTATCATCTTTGGAAAACTTAGCCGGCTTATTGCATACCCCCTTTTTATCAATTTCGATACATTTGTAGTCATTTTTATCGGTTACGCTTAAGTTAATGTTATCCCATTTTAAAATTTTAATGTGTTTTGATATTACGTCTATTTCAAAAAGACAAAAAGACAAATTTTTAATACCAACGTCAATGCTTATTATTTTCATCAATGATACTAAATATAATATAATTTTGTGTTTAAATGATTATATTATAATAATACTAAAACTAAAAATAAGTAGGTATGGAAGGTGAGATCATACGTGCTTTAAGTTGTTGTTTTTTTAGAAATTCTTGTTGTAGGTCCGAGTCTCTAAATCCAATTGGTGGATTATTTGTATCATGAAGTGAACTGTATAAATGGGGAATATTTTCACTGGGTGTGGTATTTAAAATTGTATATGGATTATTACCAGATGCTTTAATAGATTCCATAGTGTTAAATTTCATTATATCGTTGGCATTTTTTTGTATGTATTGCCTATAATTCCAGTTTGAAGTAATTCCTGCATTAGCCAGAATTTTTGTATTAGTTAACGCTTCAGGTTGCCATAAATTATAAGATATACCATTGATATTTTGTGTAGGTTCCATAGTATAATAATTATTCATATTATACTAAAGTTAGATAAAAAAAGAAATATTCAATTACTCAATTACTCCAGTTACTCCAGTTACTCATCGCCAAGTAGTTTAAGAATTTCTTGTTTCTTTAATTTAGAAACATCTGTTATAATGCCTTTACTAACAACAACTTCTCTAAGTTTATTAATTGACATTTTTTTATAATCTGTTTTGGATGTTAGATCTTGAATATCTCCTAAATCAGTTATTGAAACATTTTTCAAAAAATGTAGGTCGTCACTAATAGAATTCGTTTCAATTTCTGATTTATCAGGTTCTTCATCTTCTTTTTCTTCTAATTCTAAATCTTCATTCTTTTCTTCTACCTTTTCGTCCACCTTTTCTTCTAATTCTTCTAATTCTTCTTCGTTTTCATTAACAAAATATATTGTTTTAACCTCGTCTAAATCAGAATAATTTGTGGTTAGTTCTTCAATATGTAAATCTTTTTTATCTTCATTGTCATTTGCTAATGATAAATTAAGTAATTTAATATGATCTTGTATATTTTCACTAGTGAAATCAAAATCATCCTCAACTAAGTCTTCATCCTCATCTTCATCCTCATCTTCATCTAAATCCTCGTCTAAATCCTCGTCTAAATCCTCATCTAAGTCCTCGTCCTCATCTAAGTCATCATCCTCATCTAAGTCCTCATCTAAGTCATCATCTTCGTCTTCATTATCAGAAACACTAATAAGACTAGAAGTATTTTCTTCACCTCCAAGTTGAGATGAATATTGTAAAACATTTGGTTCAACAAATGGGGAATCATTTAGTTTATTTTTAACAACATGTAAATCTTGAGCTAATATAGAAACTAAATTAACCATTGAAGTGAGTTTATGGTCTTGTTCTGACATTTTATAGTTAATATATACAAATATACAACCGGTTATAATAATAATAATTGCAATGCTAAATAAAAATGATGTACAAAAAAAATCCGAAATAGTCATTATTAAAAATGAAGAATATATTTTAATTATTTTTAAAACGAATTATATATTTTATTTGTTCATATTTGCTAAATCTAATATTTCTTTGGGATATTTCATATCGTGTAATACTTGCAATCCTCCTTTTATTTTTGATATTCCTTGTATTAACTCATATGTATATTCAAATTTATCATTTTTTTTGATGGTTTTCATATTATAATTTTTAATCATTTTATTTTTCGATAATTTCTTACATAATTTTACATAATGGGTTGTTAAAACACACGTTACGTTTTTATTTTTAACGACATAATCCATAAACGCATTAGCACTATTAATAGCTTCATCCGGATTTGTGCCTGAATAAAGTTCATCAAAAATGCAGAAATGTGTTTTATTAGTTTCTTCATTAATACAATCAATAATTTCCTTACATCTTCTTGCTTCGGCTTGAAATAAGCTATCTCTTCCAGATGTATCTGGGATATTCAAATAACAATGTATTTTATCATATGGTTTTAGATTTAAAGACTCAAAGCATCCATAACCGATTTGTTGCGATAAAATGATATTAATTAATGTGGATTTAATAGTGGTTGTTTTACCTGACGCATTAGGACCAGTAATAATTATATTTTTATTTAAATTACAGTCATTTTTGATAATAGTGGATGTTTCATTATTAATGAATTTGGGATAATACATTTGCTTAAAGGTTGGTTTGCCTTTTGTTGTAAATGTGGTTTTAACCAATTTATTTTCATTTATGTTAGTTCCAATATGAGATAGTATATTAAAATATCCATTAAATCCAAATGAATATAAGATGGCGTTATGATATTGTTGATTATCATATATTTTATAGAAGTTAGACATAATGTGTCCAATCTCACTCATTTTGGATAATGATAATGTAAATGGTGATATTTTACAAAGATCATTATGTAAAGAAACTAACACAGTATTATTTTGTTTTAGAACTGAATTAAAATTATTGTATTTTGTTAGTTTATCGCATTTATAAGAGTAGTAATCCATAACACTTAAAGTGTATTCCAAATATTTCCTAAATTTAAACAAATAATTATGTATCTTTTGCATATTAGAATAAAACCGAATACAAACTAATATATTTTGGTATATTGAAAATAAATACAATGTAGATGATAAAATTAAGTATATTTTTTGTCCGTTGTCGACCTCGTGAAACTGTGTGAATATTTTAAAAATAGCGTGATTAGAAATTAATGTCTTAAGTATTTCAACATATTCTTTAATTCCAAGATTAATTTGTTTAATTTTAATGATGAAAAACGGAATAATTAAAACGAATATAGGCAAACATAATGATAATATAGGTGAGATAACATTATATAATCCCATTAACTGTAAAAATTGTGAATTATTATTAATTTCTTTAGCAAATGTCCAATCAACATATAAATATTTTTCACAAAACCCGGTTTCCCCTTTAATTTCTTTCCATAAATTGACAGTATCGTTAATATCAAAATCGCTAAAGTTGTAGGTGTTATGAATTGTATTTAATTCTTCTGAATTGATATTTTTTGTTAGTTGTTGTGTTTCTTTTAAATAGTCAATATCGGTTGTATAATATTGAGATATTTGTGTAATAACTTGCGACGATGCATTATTGGATGGTTTAAATACATTTTCATAAATAGATGTTTCTGAAGTATCAATGCTGTTAACCAATTCGAGATCTGTTACAACGCTTTCGTTAAGCTTTTGAACATTTTCATTATAACAAATAGGAATTTTAAAGGCCATATTTATGTCATCGTGTTTTTTATCATTTTGGGTTTCTGTGACTGTCATTAATTAAAATAAAATATTATTTATTATTTTATTTTACGAATGTATTTTTATTTTATTTTATGAATGTATTTACAACAAACAAAAGTTTAACTAATATTAAATCCGGATGGTAATTCCTCAATTTGCGTAGAGTAATATTGCTCAATTTCTTTCATTTTGTGAATGTCTCTTCTAGTAATAAAATTAATACCTGTCCCTTTTCTTCCCCATCGTCCCGATCTTCCAATACGATGAAGGTAATTGTGAACATCCTTAGGAATGTCAAAATTAATTACTACTCCAACTTGTTGAATATCAATACCTCTAGATGTAACATTTGAAGAAATAAGAACCCGAGAGGACCCTTTTCTAAATTCCTTAAATACATTTTCTCTTTCCATCTTGTCCATATTACTATGAATACAACAAACAGGGAATCCATCTTCTTTCATTGCTTCATAAAGATCAATCACTCTTTTAACACTATTTGAATAAATAATACATTGCGACACTGAAATATGTTGATATAAATCTTTAAGAGTGAGATATTTTTCTCTATCGTCGTTAACTGCAATAAAATATTGTTTAATTCCTTCTAGTGTAAGGCTTTCCTTTTTAACACAAATTTTAACGGGATTAATCATAAATTTATCGGTAATTTGGAAAATATTATCGGGTAGTGTTGCGCTAAATAACGCAATTTGCACATTTGTATTTAAATATTTGAATATATTATAAACTTGTTCTTTAAATCCAGAAGATAACATTTCATCTGCTTCATCCAGAATAACAATTTTGATTTTATTAGCATTAATATATCTTCGTCTAATCATATCATAAACTCGTCCAGGGCAACCAACAATAAGATGAGGCGTATTATTGCGTATGTCTTGTGCGTCTTCATCAATAGAGGTTCCGCCGACAATAGTTTTAATACGAATTCCAGTCATCATATTAGATAAACAAGTAATCACTTCTGTGATTTGATGTGCTAATTCGTGTGTAGGAACCATAATAAGAGCTTGAATTATACTTTCGGAAAGATTGATTTTTGATAATGCTCCGATAGAAAATGATGCGGTTTTACCGGTTCCTGATTGTGCTTGGGCGATTAAATCGTGACCCTGTAAAATCGGGTTAATTGATTTACTTTGAATAGGACTCGGTTTTTCAAATCCGTGAGCATAAATACCTCTTAATAAATTTGGATGCAAATCGAAATCATCCCAATTATTAAAAATTTGCACAGGGGTTTCTTCTTCTACGTTAACATTTGTATCAGCGTTAACATTTGTATCAACGTTAACATTTGTATCA